GGTAATCTCTTTGTAGGTTATAAAGATCCAGACGATGGTTCTGGTAAGAAGGTTGGTACACTCATGATGACAGGTGCACGAGACGTTGTCATCGCATCACAAGAAATCAACATGAACGGTGAGAAGATAGTTGCTACTGCAGATAGTGGTACGTTCGGCGGAGAAAACGTTATCATGTACAACTATAACATGTATACAGGTCACTCTATCACTGCTGTAGATACAATCACCACAAATACTGCATATACTGATCGAGTTAATGCTACATCTATGCATGCTACTACATTCCACGGTACACTGGACGGTAAAGCTTCATTCGCAGCTGCGGCTGACCAAGCTGGTTCAGCTCCACCAGGCCCAGGATCTGGAGGTGGTACACAAACGATTCAAACTCATACAGCGGTGTCAGTTGATCCTAAAGCAACGTTCAAACAGGATAATACAAATATACGAGACTTACTACACAAACAGTTCTTAGGTACTCGAAGTGTTACAGTAAATGAATCTCTCAAAGATGCATTCAGAAAAGAAAATGATTATAACAACGTAGCTGAACGTAAGCTAACAACTGCAGAGGTTCGGGCTAAGCTGAGAGATCCAATCACGCTGGGTAACCAAGACTTTATTACCGAACAGCAGATTGAAGGCAAGTTAGGCACAGAGTTCAATACTATTACTCCACCATTTGGGTATGGTAGAATAGAAAATAGGGATCAAACGCCTAAGAGAGGTACAAATATATTGCCTGGTGCTGGTGGCGGAGTGAATAAGAGGTTTACATGATATTTCAAGTAGAGAACGCTTTTAATCCTGAGAGAAATACACCTATTACCAATAAAACGAAGTTGGGTAAAGGTGTCACCATGGCAAAGTTTCTTGGTGGATTAGGTAATGCTGCAAACTTTAATCATATCACAGATGATAACGAAAAGATCATCATAGCTAAACAATATTGTTTACATGCTGCAGCGATCAAAACTGTGTCTGAAAATGAAGGTCAATTTAAGGACTATCGATTGGTAGTTAGTGAAGGCTTATACAAAAAGTATGCAGGTGAAGAACTACAAATAGATAGTGTCAATTACTTAAAATCAAAGGGTCGTGCAGTCGTTTATGAGTTGAGAGATGTAAACGGCAATATAGCTCATGAGAAGACTTTTGATCTAGCTGTGTATTGGAAAGATAACTTACAGTTTGAAAAGATGATTCTTTCTTATGATACGTACGCACCTAACGGTAAGCTACACGCAGAGATAGTTCTTGTCATGCCTCGTATTACACCTCCGTGGGAAGTAGAGTACGCTAATAAGATTGAGACCACATTTAATAATCACACTCAATCGCAAGGTGAGATCGTAGAGATCTTGAAAAGCGTATAAATAGTGGTAAGAGGTAACAATGGTACAAAGAGCATTTTCTTTACAAGACGGAAACTTAGATAAGAAGACCATACGCAGTTCAATAGCGCGTGAATATTTGGACATCGATCTTCTTTTTGCTAAGCGTCCATCTGGAGATCTTTATAAGAAAAAAGAAGCAGCCGCAGTCAAACAGGCTGTGAAGAACTTGCTTCTGACTTCTGACACTGAAAAGCCTTTTAACCCAACATTTGGTGCTAATTTGAATAGCGCATTGTTTGACCTCGATACGAATTATGACGCGCGTGGTGTATCAGACCAAATAGCAAATGCCATATCAATACACGAACCGAGAGCAAGAGTGTTGAGTGTGGCAGTTGAGACAATATCAGATAGAAACGAATTAAGAGCAACGGTTGAATTTGAAGTCATCAATATTGGAGAAGTCGTTACGCTCGAACTTAACATAGCGAGACTGAGATAATGGCAACAACTATCAAAACATCTGATTTAGATTTTGATAATATCAAATCTAGCTTAAAGAATTATTTTAAGTCTACAGATGAATTTAAGGACTATGACTTCGAAGCGTCAGGTTTGTCAAATGTATTGGACGTGTTAGCATATAATACACACGTTAATGGATTGACTGCAAACTATGCCATGAATGAGTCATTCCTGAGTACGGCTCAACTACGAAGTTCAGTAGTATCACACGCAAATACATTAGGTTATGACGTAAGATCAATGACCGGAGCGATTGGATATGTCAACTTGTCGGTCAACTTATCTGCAGTATCTAACAGACCAGTAACGGTTGAATTAGCAAAAGGCACACAGTTTACTGGTTCAGTTGATGGCGTATCTTATACATTCAGAACAACTGAAACTTATTTTGGTCGTGACAACGGTTTCGGTTTATATGATTTCAAAACAACTGGAGGTTCTGCTGACATTCCAATTACAGAAGGCGTTGAGCGTGTAAAGACTTTCTTAGCTGGAGAGAAGAGCGAACGTACGATCTATATCATACCAGATGAAAACATGGATAAATCTACTGCGGTCGTAAAAGTATTTGATACTGCTACGTCATCAGCGTTTACTTCATATGCACCGATCAAGACAGCTATTGAAGTTGATGGTGATTCTACTTTCTTTACCATGTCAGAAGCTCCTAACGGTTACTATGAACTCAACTTCGGTGACGGCATCTCATTTGGTAAATCACCAGAACCAGGAAACAAGATCGAAGTTACATATCTTACTACAGTTGGACCAGCTGCTAATGACGCAGGTTCATTCACTGCTAATTCTCCAGTTTCGATACTTGGCCAAAACTATAATCTAATTGTAACTACGGCTGCTAACTCTGCAGGTGGTGCTGATAAACAATCAGTTGAGTCAATCAAACAGTTAGCTCCATATGCATACGCATCACAGCAGCGACTTGTTACATCTCTCGATTATAAGTCTACTATCTTAAGTAACTATACTGCAGTAAAAGATTGCGCAGTATGGAGCGGTGATCAGAATGTGCCGATTGATTATGGTCGTGTATACGTATCACTCAAGTTTGATACGAATACTACAGCCGCAACACAGTCAGCGATTAAAAACTCTATCGTCAATAACTTCACAAAGAACTTGGCGGTTATGTCGATCGAAACCAAATTTACTGATCCAGTAGATACTTTTATCGAGTTGACTACCAACTTCCAGTTTGATCCAGCATTGACTGGTAATACTTTGTTTAGTACAGAAGCCGAAGTCTTTAACTTTAAGAAGACTTACTTTAGAAATAATCTCGGTAAGTTCGATGCGGTATATCGTCGTTCTAACTTATTGACAGAGATCGATGCTCTCAGTCCGGCTATATTATCTACTAAGCAGGACGTTAAGGCTCAACTTCGATTTAGTCCAACGATTGGTCAGAACACTGATCATAAGCTAGCATTTCCAATGAAGATCGCATCACCGGATGACGTACAACCAATTGTTACAACTACTACTTTTCAATATAATGGTAAAGTTGCATTAATTAAGAACAAGCTCGAGAGCACTATACTACAGATATATGATTTGAATGGTAATGTTCTCTTTAATAATGTCGGCGAGTATAGACCGCAAGACGGTATCGTCGACATCGTTGCTATTAATCCACAAGCACTCTTATTTGGTGTTAACTATATCAAAGTGAGTGTTATTCCAGAGAATCAAAGCTTTATCAAACCTTTACGTAATTATATCTTATCACTTGACGAAGACGTAACATCAGCAACAGCAATCATCGATAGACAAACTACTACATTGGAAATTGATGCATAATGGCACATAGAAACGGATCAAGTGAAACCTTAAAGGATTACAATCGTCTTACGCCAAATATGCGTAAGAGTATTGTACAAGAAGCTTTACCTGAACATTTCAGAGAAGACTATCCAAACCTTTGTGAGTTTCTCGAAGGATATTATGATTATTTGGATTCAGACCAATCTTTTGGTGGTATAATCAACGAGCTACAATCAGTAAGAGACGTTGAAGATACAAAGCTGTCAGATCTTGATTATATATTCGGCGAGTTGGCTCTCGGCGTATCGCATGATCAGTTTAAGTTTCCACGAGAAGCGATTCGTAATTTCGGTAACTTCTTTCGTGTCAAAGGTTCTCTTTTTTCAGGTGAAGGATTCTTTCGAGGTTTCTTTGATGAAGACGTAGAGATATCATATCCAAAGAAACAAATCTTAAATATTGGTGGTGGTCAGATTGGTCCTAACCATGGATATGTAACACAGAACTCAGCAAAGTTTCAGGTCTTCTCTCTGTTTATTAAATCTCCATTGTCTATCTCTACTTGGGAAGAACTATGGAGAAAGTTTGTACACCCTTCTGGTTTCTATCTTTCTGCTGAAGTATTACTCGAAGGTCAAGATGGTATTGTTATCAAGACTGACGAGTCGGTACCAGATCCATTTAAGAATATTCAGTTTCTTACTGGCAATGCAGGTATCACAAGGTCTGCTGCTGGTGAAGTATCTCATCTGAATGATTATTTCAGAAACAGTTACTTATCACCAGGTGGTCATATCAATACTCCGCAATATCGCACAAACCCTTATCGTTTGATCGGCTATTGGGCAGATTCTGCCATGGCTGTTGGAGTTGGTAGTAA